GTATTAGTATGAGTAAGTAATCCTTTTACTCTACCATAATAAGCATCTTCTTTCCAATCAAATGCTTTAACACCTTCCTCTTTAATCCATTTCTGAAGACCATCTCTAACATCAATATTATCTCTTTCAGCAATGAATAGAATCCACTTTCTAGTAGCTTCAATTTGTTTATCTGAGTAACGATGCCAAGTTTTATATCCTCTAAATGCTTGGGGTAATTCAACTTTCTGCGATTCAGCGACAGTGGTGCCAGCGTAGGTTTTTCCGTTTTTCACATATCCAAAATTGCAAATCTCAATACCAACTGAGTGCTTATGCATATGCTGAGATCCATTTTTTCCTAAATGCCAAGCATATCCTCCTTCAGGAAAAGCCTGAACCATTTCACCATCATATTTGTCGTCATTTCCCTTAACAGATCCACCTCCTAATACAAATTCAGTAGCAATTCTACCCCTATTATCTCTACCCCATGAATCAATACACTTGTAAGGGTTATGCCATCCAGCAGTATGGTGAAGGAAACAATATTCTTTCTTAGTAGGTCCATCTAAATATTCACCTCGAGGTAAAAAGTGTTGGTGGATAACTAATCCATTTTCCGTAGTATAAGTTTGTTCTGATACGTCTGTATCTAACAAATCCATAGCTTCTAACGTAGCAGGTCCCACTAAACCATCAGCGTCTAGTCCATTTGCTGCTTGCCATTTTTTAACTGCTTCAGCTGTTGCAGGGCCAAAAATACCATCTGCACCCGAGCCTACTACTTCTTGAATATCTTTAACTACTTGTCCTCTTGAACCTATCTTATATACCATTGCCTTTTAGTGATAAATATCTAAAAATTCAGTACACTACGAATTTCAGCTAAAGTATCATCATACTTTTGAACGTATTCTTTAATAGAAGAATAATGAATTCTTTCATCACCTTTTTTCTTATTTAGAATAACTCTTACTGCACTACCTAAAGTAGATGGGTGTGAAATCACATCTACATATGGGGTACCTGTAGTGTTAATGTCAACACATACATTGTATCCACCATGAGTATTCTTAGTGATAAAATACGGCTCTAGATTTTCGTCCATAATTGCCGTCTTATTTTTGATAAAATCCTCTCTTGTTGTTTGTTGCCTCATAACTTATTTATACTGTAAATATACGAAAAATATCTGAGGTATCCTACTTATTCTGTAGTTTAGTTATCTCAGCTTTTAATTTCTTTAATTCCTTTATTTGGTCACTAGTATGTAAGTTCCCCATTGTCATTACTACTTTACATAACATAGTAGTAATAATAATTAAACCTATACCCAACATAAACTCTTTTAAATCAGCTACTCTATTAGCCATAAGATAAACATAGGTTCCACTTACAAACATATTAATCATCATAGCACTCATAATAAACATGAATACTGACTTTCCATCATATCTAAAAGACATCATTGTTAAAGTGATGTTTACAGGTAATAGTACTAAACCTAATCCTAATCCTAATAATAAACTATTCATCCTTTAAAATTAAATATAAAGCAATGTAAACAGTAAAAGCTAATACAAAAAATGCAAATTTTTCCATGATTATCTATTCCAAGGTCTAAAATCCTTATCTTTTTTTACAATTTTAGTTATTTTAGTATCACAAGCATATTCATGCCCATGCCAGTGTTTTTTAATTGAATTGATTGCTCCCGGTTTACTTTTAGCAAACACATACATTTTAGCAGGGAATAATGTTGGTTTATGTCCCCAATGTATCTCATAACATGTTTCACTTCTTTCCATCTGATGGTTTTTCATCTTCCTCACATAAAATTCGTTTCAACCCACTCCAAGCATTAAACTCTTCAGTTGATACTCTTAACCAAACATCTCCCACCACTTTAATTTCATAAATTAGCTTATTCTTGCTCATTACCTTTATGTTTTGTTTTACGAGAATATTTAGTTTTATCTTTAACCGTCTGTTGAGTAGTTCGTTTACTGATATGGTGAGCAATCTCTCCCCTACTCATACCATCACCGGTTTGAATAAGTTTCCATTTACCATTTTCCTTATCCCTCACCCACTTAAATCCAGCTGGTGCAGGCGCAAAATCATGAAATTCCATATTTGGCTTATTAATACTCATTTACTAAACGTATTTTTCCTCTCTATTTAAGGGATCCATTGTAGTTATATGTCCGTCTTCATAATATAAAGTTACATGGTGTTGGGGATAATCCTTACGTGCTTCATTTATAACTTTATACAACGTTGACTCCGTATATTCTACATTCCAAGATACGGACTGATTTTTGCTATTCCAAGGATCAAACGCAAATATTTGTAGTTTTTTCATTTTTAATTATTATCAAACCACCACATTCGTCTTTGTTGGCTTTCGCCTTCCAAACGATAGTGAACCATACCATCTCCCATGTCAACTACACACCAGTCAACTTTCTTAAGGAATTTATCTTCTAAGTACTTACGTACAAACGGATTTTGTTCTTTAATCATTTTTTTCTTCAATTGTAAACTCAGTACTGTCGTCAATGATTTTGTCTCGAACTAAATCCATATTTATTTCGAATTCTTCAGAATAAAGATCATAAAATGCATCTTCATCATTTTCTAATAAATCATCTAATTTATCAGCCTGCTCGTCTGTTACATCAACAGCATACCAACAAATAGTTGTATAAACTTCTCTTTTTACTAATCGTTTTGCCATAACTTACTTTTTATTTTTACGAGGTCGTCCTCTACGCTTCTTACCTTTAGCAGCGTCAACTACATCACATGCTTGGTTACCCACTTCCTTAAGTGAAGCACCAACGTCCTTAAGCTCCTCTTTTACTCGCTTAGCACGCTCAATTACAATGTCATCAACTTCTGTTTTACTCCAAAGCTTTTTCCACAATCGTTTAAAAATATTCATATTACAAATTTATATCATTATTATTTAATAATTTCAGTATTTCCTCTAGCACTCGTTTTTTATGTTTTAAATGAGCCATTACTACACCTGGTAAGTTACCTCTACCCCTACTCTCACCATGCATTATTTCTTGGTCCATTTTCTCAATTCGTTTTTCTACGTGTTGCTTTAGTTTCATACCATTTCCTCTATAACACCAATTACTTCTGCTGCTACCAATAATCCAGCACCCCACATAATATTAAAGGGTAAAAACCCATAACCTACAAAACGTACTGCTGATTTTACAAAGCTCATGTACATGTGCCATTTAGGATCGGGCACCCAACCATTTTTTACTTCCATATTACTCTTTTTCTAATAATTCAATCTCCAATAACAGTTCATTGGCTTCCAAATACTTTTTGTCACTTTCTGTTCTGTTAATTTTAGATAGTCTATAACCTTCTTCCATTAACGAATCATACTTGTCTTGTAACTTCTCTGCTTTTGTTTTTCTCTTAAATAACTTCCTCCAATTCATAATTTAAAGTTTTGCCGCCAACAACGTAAATGGTCCAAAAGCCAATGCTGTCAAAAAATCCATTACTTTGTTCCAGATTCCATAATCATCAGTATAATTAATTGCGTCATCCTTTCTTAATTCAAAGTAACCCCATCCCCCAAAAAATATCCATATTATAATAAATGTAATCATTGTTTATTGGTTTTGTATATACATATTAGGAGGTGGATACGCCAATAGCAAAAGTTTATCTACCTTGACCTCTATATTTTTTCTTATAATTTTTACTATGTTTATGTTTTGAAGTTTTAGTTTTGGCATGAACACCTTTTCTGTTGACTTCTTTTTTATCAAACGTTTCAATCGTTTTTCTCACTTTCTAATTTTTTTATGTGGTTAACTACTTTAGTACATAATTCATACTCCTCCTCTTCTTCTACTCTAGGTAAATTTAATTTTAATGCTTCTAAATAATCTTCTTTAGCACAAGTAACATCCATAGAAAATTCATCATCTAATTCTATTTCTATTGTGATTTCATCTATGTCTTTATCTAATGCAGTACAAATACTATCACAAATTAAAATGGAAAATTCATTACCCCTTTCTAATAATTTTTGGTGTAATTCACCTGCACCTGTTGGGTCGGGGTGGTAATCATCAAAATTAAAATCAAAATCTTCTGTCATAACTTACCTTTTATGGTTAAAATATAATCTTACAGCTGCTCCTAAATCTTGATCATTAGGATATTTTTTTATAAGCTTTAAAATAGTGTTTTGGTTACCAATTTCTTTTTTTAGGTATTGAGTTAAATCAAGGGCTTCCTCATATGCATGTTGTAACATATCTTGATAATTGTTGTCATCAAGTAGATGCCCATATTTGTCTAACCCTCTAGTATTTCTATCATATAAATCTTGATAAATCTCTTTTGATAACTTACTTTCTTGCATTTATTTTTTTGTTAATTTTTGATAATAACTTACCCCAATATACGGATCAATATTAGTGTATCCAACCCCATCGTAAAAGAATTGTACACCTCCATTTAGTCCTAAAATGTATCTTCTTTTAGTACGTAATAGCACTCCTAAATTAGCATTAGCTAGATTAAATGGTTTAAGAGCAAACCCTGTATTAAAACCTAGATATAATTCTCTAGCATTAATATAATGCTTTTCTGTGATTGTGTTTGTAATAGTTGGGTATAAAATATTATACCTTGAAGATCTACCTGCGATTTGGTTTTGGGTAATTGTATCATACACAATAAAAGTAATACTATCAGTATGGATTACAGTATCCACATAATAATACTTAGCAAAATAGTCATCTAAAATAGCTGAAGTATCAGTTGGTTCAATTTTATATTCAATCTGGGTAATTGTATCATGAATATATTTTATAGTTTCTCGTTCGTAATATTGAGGGACATAGCTAACTGTTTCATTAGTTACAGTATCATAAGTAACTATTGATGTTGTATCTCTAATAATAACAGGTTCAGTGGGACCTCCATTTCCGTCTCCACAGCCTTTCATTAGTAAAACTATAATTAATACTACTATTAAAACCGTATTAATTACCCTAAATTTTTCGTAGCTACGAGGTTGTTCTTGCATCATGACTTTTGGCTATAAATATACTAACCAATTTTGTGTTTTCCAAATGTTTTATCAGAAATCTGACATTACCTCTTCGTCAATTGCTTCTTGTACTTCCTCTCTTGTTGCGTCTGTTTCAAACATAATGTTAGGAGAAAATCTTTCTACTTCTTCGCCTTCATTAAATATTATTAAAGTTGGTACAGCATATATTTTATATTTTTTAGCTGCATCCGGGTCTGTTTCTATACAAATTCTTTTTTTAGTACAATCTGATACTTTATTTAACCATTCAACATCATTTGCTTCATTCCATGGTGCATTAAATTGCACTACACATAAGTTATACCCACAAGGTGATTGTGAATAAACATTAAATCCTATAAATAAAAATATAAGTAATACAAATTGTTTCATTTTAAATCGTCTAACTTCTCTTCAATACGTTTCAAATCTTCCTTTATTTCCGAAACATCTTCTTGAGTAGTCATAATCGTTTGACGAACCATTTGGTCTTTCATATCAAACTCCATTCTCGTAACATCTGGTTCTGGGATGCGTTCATCTACTTTAGCATCCCATTCTTCATCCCATTCATTTTTAGGCAATTCTTTTGCCTCTTCTATATCTGCTTGTAAAGCAAACCACATTCCCACTACAGTAGCTATCCCTACTGCTATACCACCTAAGGTTTTAATACTAACCTTAAATGAAGTATCTTCGTTTAATTCTTTAGTTTTCATTTTATCAAAGTATAATTTAAACCAACACTAAATTTATGCCAACTTCTATTCCAGTACTTATGATAAGTACCTTCAGTAAAGATTCCTAACTGTTTTGTTAGCTTCCATCCAAAAATAAATCCACCACCATAATCAACCCAGTTTTTATTTCCAATAGATCTTCTATATGAATACTCACTCTTAAGTGGAATGTGATAAGGTATTACACTACCCCAAGTATGTACCCAAAAGTCTTTAGTGTAATGATATAAGTCAAATCCTGCTATTAAACTATGATTCCATTGTACAGGTAATTCAGATTCTTTTTTAACCACATAATCATCTAGTACGTCTGGAATAACAACTTGTTCCCATACTTCAGGTGATGTAGCTACTAATTCTCCATCTGGGTTAAAGAATTCTCCATTATCATAATCAACTGTATAGCCTTCTTGTAATGCAAGGTAAGTATAATGTAAATTACCATTATCTAATACCCATTCAGCTAAAGGATCATACCCATATGGTTCAGATATTCTTTGAACGAATCCAGCATTTAAAGAAAATTTAGTGCCTATCTTCCATCTAAATCTTTGAGATGCTTCAAAGTATTTAATATCAGCAAATCCATTTTGTAGATATTCAAATTTAGTTAACCACCAATCATCTACATATCTTAAGAAGTGATGCTGGTCTAGATAATTTTGTCCTAATAATCTTCTGTATTGGAATAAGGATAAGAATTCAAATCCAGATACTTTACCAATAGTAGCAGCATCACCATAAGATTGCTCAGTACCATCATAAAATACTTTAGCTCTATTTTCATATCCAAATCTAGCTATCTTTCTAGCACCTACGCTTACTGAAAAGTCAAATGGTGTTTTAGCTGTTTGTTGCAGTAATGTTCCTGTCGCAACAGAATAAGTATTTACATCAGCAATAGAGTTACCTCCATTGATAGCTCCATAAATAGTGGAGTACTTAAATGCACTCTTAATTTTCGGACCAACTTGAGCGTTTGCTATACTAACACAAAGTACTAATATTAAAGTAATTAATCTCATTCTTTTACTATTGTTTTAATTAATGTTCTACCATTAAATGTCATTACTATATTATAAGTTCCAGCTGCTACATCAGATAAATCTATCTCTCTAGGATTATTTTTACTGATAATAACTTGACCTACTATATCTTTTACTTCAACTTTTACTTCCATATCAGTAACAATATTCAAAGTAGTTCCAACTGGATTAGGATAAACTATAATCTGATTAGGTTTTACATCTGGAAGACCTACTATATCTTGTTGGTCATTACAAACATTATACATTTCTTGGCATGTTTCATCCCAATTATTATCACAGCAATAATCATCAACTGAAATAACCCAAGCATAACATTGATCATTTAACCAGTATGGATTACCAGGTCCATCAATACAATCAGCTGCATATAAGCAAGTATCTGGAACGTTAGCATCAGGATCAAAATTATATGCTGAAGCATCCATGCAACCATAAACAGGAATAATACACCCTCCATTATCAACATTTGCTGTTGAGTCATAATTTAGTGCTGTAGGATCTGTACAACCAAATACTGCTAAGGTATAACAAAACTCTTCTGACCAATAATCTACTAACGAACTATCAGCTAAATAATATTCTAAGTATCCTGGATTAGAACAAGCTGGTGTGTAATAGCATGAGCCGTCATTAACGTTAGCTGAATCTACAAAGTTATAAGCTAGAGAGTCAGTACAACCATATACTTTAGGAATACAATAGTCTCCACAGTATGGAACTCCTTTATATCTAAAAGGAAACTCTTTGATAGGATCCGTCCATATGTTAGTTCCACCTTGTACTACAGTATCGCCTTCCGGACCTATTAGATAAAAGCCACATTGATCAGCTGAGAAGCCTCCTCCACCTTCTGTAAAGAAGAATACTTCAACTTCTTTATTTGCTCTTAGATTTAGAGTAAATGTTTCAGAAATACCATCTTGTGGTCCCATCGTATATCTTGATGATATCCAGTTACCTTGTTTTACACCAATCCAGTTACCAAACCAACCATCACCTACTCCATCGGTTATTACTAATGTATAATCACATTCTGGGATGAAGTCTGGTGTATTAGCAGTTGAATCATAGTTAATTGAATTACTATCTAAACAGCCATACACTTTCAAAGTTTGACAAGCTGGTATGATATTATGAGTAGCTAGAGGATTATATTCTACATAATTAGAATCAGTACAGCCAAATATTGGCCCTCCAGGATTACAAGGAACCATATTATATAATAAGGATGAATCTACAAATCCAAAATCTGCATCACCAGGATATAGTTCATAGATTGTATCACAATTACCTTTAGTAACTAATACTTCACCATCTATACCTCCAAAACATGAACCACATAGTCCGTCTCCAAATTCATCATATAATATAAATTGATATTGACTATTATTTGGTATACAAAGTCTATCCACATAAGTAGTATTACCTTCTTCAAATGGACCTGCTTGTCCTATAATACTATCATTTTGATCTCTTACTTCCCATTTAGTTTCTTGAGGGTATTGATCAGTTGTTAATTCGATTTCAAGTACTTCACAGCCAGGTGGACAGGTAATTAAGCAAGTACCATCATCATAATTAGCCCATGGATTCCAGTTAGGTGATGTAGGATCCGTACAACCTGGAATAGCTCCACAAGGTAAGCATGATTCCCAACAATATAATGGAAGTACTGTATCACTTTCTAAATCTAATATTCTATTAACGAATCCAAATTCTTCTTCAAAGCATTCATTGTCTTCTCCTATAAATGGTAATTCTTGTATATTCCAATTATCTGCTGAGAACTTCCAAGGATAAACTCCTCTTTCTATCTGTAAGGTAGTTTCCCAAATACCATTACCCATATCAGTCATTTGGTTACATTCTCCACACCATCCATTGAATACCCCATTTACTTCAGGTGTATCTAAAGGAGGTGCTATAGATACATCTAATCTGAATGTAACATCATAAATGTATTCGCAAGCAGTTCCAAATAAATCCCATGTAGCAGTTGAATCATAATTAGATGAAGCAGGATCTGAGCATCCTATTATTGGTAAGAGACATGGATTAGATACAGTAAATGGATACTCCCATTCACTCCAATTAGTATAATCTGGTAAAACTGTAGTGCTAATTTGACCGCACCAATTACCGACAAAGAAATCTACTTCATCATTTGGTATACTATCGAATCCATTTCCAGCAGCATCCTCTAACCATAGTACATAATCACCTATATTAGGTAGTTCAATGTATTCAATAATTTCAGTTCGTTGACCTGGAGGTCCATAATTACCTCCTTCATCAATAGTATCTCCAGTTGCTACTTCTTCTACGTACCAAGAAAATTCTTCGGGGTGAGTATCAGTTTCCAACCTAAATGCTACCCAGCTTGTTTGAGCTGATAGAAATAAAGGTAAAAATGTAAGTAATGTTAATAAATTCTTTATCATGATTTTGAGCCAAATATTTTTTCGGCTCCCGCAATTCCTAGAGAACCTAATGTTATTAAAACAAATGAATTGTAAATAAATTCATTAATAATTAAATCTTTTCCACAGTACCCAGTAGCTAAATCTACTACTGCAAATATTACCATTATGGCAAATGATAAAAATCCAACAACGGATTTTTCATTTATATCATTTTTATCCCTAAATAATTCTTTAATCCACATTTCTTTTTCCTTTATGGTTGTCAATTTTATCTAAAATTTCGTTTAATAACTCCATTTTAATAAAACCAGCCATAGAGGCGTTTTTCAATGCAGAGATGATTTGAAAAACCATGAATGGTAAAACTATAGTTTCGCTTAACCAGGAAACTTTAAATGATACTTCTATACTTAATACTACAAATAATATTAACCACCAAGTAAATACATTTCTTAACACTCTTAGGGCTTTGTATGTTTTAAACCCTTCACGCTTTACACCAGCTAATATACCAAAAAATCCATCTAATAATACTACAAAACCAACAGATAAAAACTGTTCATTATAAGTCATAGTAATATTAAGGATATGGTCGCAAACGTAGCCCATGAATGCAGAGGAAGCTAGTATTACCTTTAATGGTAAAGGTAAATTTAAAATTTTTAGTAACGCTTCCTTCATAATGTTTTTTAAAAAACTACACTTATAAATATAATAGCTATTCTAAAGATTTACGTGTAAGTTCCGGATACTAATTCAGGAGTATACCCTTTAGTTGAGTTAATTGTTTGACCCTTCCGTAATGTTATACCCATATTAAATACTGTTAGTGCAGTTTCTTTTTCACCATTAATAATACTAGCACCCTTCGCTCCTAATCCAATAACATATTGTTCGGATTTAGCATTTAGAGTAATAGTAAAGGAGCCTTTAAAATATATTGTTGTTTTCTTTGTATTTACTTTCTCACTATTTAATGCTGCTGGAATAATTTGACCATTAACCTGCCACGTAGTAACTCCTGTTTCTTTATCTACAGTTCCTTTATCTGCTATAGCCCATTGTATAGCACGTTCATCAGCCAATCTATCTATAGTATTTTTACCTCCACCACCAGCAGGTTGGTCTTCATATGCACCAGGTTTAGCAATAATTATAGTATCTTTATTACCAGAGACTATATCTACATATTCTCCTTCAATAGGTAAAGTGCGTCTAAAAGTAGCTTCCGCTACATAAGGAGCTTTTAAATTATTATCTATAACCCATATTTTGTACTCTGTGTTGTACCATAAAAATGTTGATTCTCCATTAATGGTTCCTGAATAGGTTGGTAAATCATTAATTTTAGTTTCTAAAGATCGAGTTAACTCTCCTTGAGCATATTTGTTTTCTCCTACTATAGTTACATAATCTACAGTAGTTGGATATAGATCAGATTGTTTATCTTCAGAAGGCGCTTCCTTATTATCTTCCCCTCTATAAATTTCACCTAAATTATCAAATTCAGCAGTTTCTTTATCTTTTAAAGTTTCAGCTCCAATTAATCCTTTTAAAGTTGATTTATCAGTAGATTCACTTTTAATTACAGTTTCTACTCTTCCTTTAGTATCTCTTTTAATAATTCTATTTTGGGCCATAACTGATGTTACACCAAACTTAGTATCCATATTAGTATCATTAACAATCTCTTCTACTCTCGTTAATTGTATATCTAATTCTTCTCTAATAGCTTCAGCTTTAACTTCAGTCACACTATCATCTACTCTCATTAATTGATCTCTAAAATCATCTTTTTGAGTATCATTTACTGTATTAGTTTTAAAATCATTATCGTTACATAGAGTTCCTATTTGCTCATAAAAACTTTCTTTACCATCATCTAGAGTTTTTTCTGATGATGCCTGATTTACTGCTTCACCTGCTATTTCTGCTGCAGCTTCTAATGTAGTTGTTAATCCTACTACTTTAAGAAAATCAGCATCGTCTGCTGCTAAGTCAATAAAGTTTTCAGATTTCACTCTATTTCTTTTCTCTACAGGGATATCAATATCATATACTTTACTAGCAAATTCAAAGAAATCAGTAGTAGCTTCTTCTTCTGATTTACCACGATCCATTATTGCTTTAATAGCAGTAGTAATAGGAGAGATGATAGTTGAACCTTTAGGAGCTTTTAATTTACCTGTAAATGCTACTCCTGTTACAGCATCTGTTCCTCCTGTTATTTCTATATCACCTAAAGGAATAAAATCAAATTTAAAGAACCCATTTGAGTCAGTGGTAGTAGTTACTCCTTCAGCTACAGCTAAAACTGTTGCACCTGCAATAGGTCCATCAATCCCCTGACCTGAAAAACCCCCAAAAGCTGGTCCATTTCCTGAGGAACCTGCACCTAGTTTTTTTATCATTTGGAGATAAAGATTTTCCTTTTCTCTCTTTTCAGCCTCAAATAAAGCTAATTCTTTTAAATATTTTTGCTTTGCTTCTTGAATTGAAAGACCAATATTATCTGGTCTTTGTAAAAATATTTGCCAAGATCCGGGATTAGGTACACCTAGTAACATTTGTTATTTTTGTTTATAAATATTTAACTTTTTATAAGATATCTATTTTTCTTTCTAATTAAAGTAATAGAGTCAGAATAAAGAGAGTCTCCTTCCATATCCATAATTTCGTTAGGATTGAATTGGGCTCCTAAAAATCTAGTTTCAAAATGTAAGTGGGGTCCTAATGAATTTCCTGTACTACCTATTCTACCAATTGGTGTGCCATTTATAATAGTATCTCCTTCTTCTACTAATAATTCTCTAAAATGGGCATAGTAAGTTTCAATACCATTAAAATGTCTAATAATGACTAAATTGCCATACCCACCATTGTAACCATAACGAGCCCATCTTACTACTCCATCAAAAGCTGCTCTTGTTGTATCTCTATTATTATAACCAATATCTAGAGCACCATGCCATCCCTGACGTCTGTAACCATAACCACTTGTAACTTTACCTCCTACAGGAAAAGTAAATTCACCTGTATCTAAAACTAAAACTAAACTTACTGAATCTGGGTACCCATTATAAGGTTTAAAATGCATATAACTAAGATCTCCTCCTTCATATAGCGTATCAGCTTTTAAAGTGTCGGGAGTTGTAGGTAAAGGTAAAACTGGCTCTTCAATCTGTATTTGGATTAGTTCTGGTACTGGGTGATGTTTAGTATATGTTTTTTGCATAAACATAAAGGTAATCGCCAGTAGTAGCATTGCTAAATAATATTTTTTCATAATAAATGTTTAATTGAAAAATATGGCTAGATTAAGCCGCGATATGTAATCGTTGGAAATACATATGAATAAGATGTTGTAAAACGTGACTCGGCTGGGGTTCGAACCCAGGACCCATACATTAAAAGTGTATTGCTCTACCAGCTGAGCTACCGAGTCATTAGTAGGTCTCCCAAGGATTATTTACTCTAAAAACAAGTTTATCAGCTTGATATCTATAATCCACCCAAAATACTTTATAACGAGCTTGGTGGGGATAATCAACCATATACCAATGATGCCTTTGTTCATCGGCCTGAAATTGATAATCAGTTATCCAATATTTAATATCAGCTTGATAGGGATAATCCACTTCATATAATAAAATATCTGCCTGATAAGCATAGTCTACCTCAAACATTGTTTGAGAAAAACTAATAAAAGGTAAAAATATTAAAGTAAAAAGTATATTTTTAATAAACATAATCAAAAATAGTTATAACCTACTATTACTACTGTAAAAATACCTACAATTAACATCAAAAAAAATCCAGTCATCTTTACAAGAAAACTAGAGCTAATTGGGGTTTGTTCAGCATCAGCTTTAGTACCTTCTGATATTAAAGTATAAACTCCAATAGAAAATAAAGCTGTTACTAATGATGCTAAAAATCCTACCATTACTGATTTTTTAGAATATTTAAGTAAATGCCAGCACATAAGATGGATGGTACCCATTGACCAACAAACATAGCTTGTTCTACATTACCTGTAAAATAAAAGTATTCAGAAGCTACTAAACTAATAACTGCTGTACTTAGAATAATAAAATTAGATTTCGAAATTTTCATAGTATAAAATTAAAATTAAAAAATAGTACTCCCAGGAGGAATCGAACCTCCATCAAAGCTTTAGAAGAGCCTCGTTTTATCCGTTAAACTATGGGAGCATAGGTTGATTATCGTTTTCCTCCGTCATAGACTTTAGCATGACCTTCTGTAATTAACATTTCGTTTATACTCCAGCCATCTTGTTTTAAAAATATTTCTCCTAAACATCTACCATATTTACCTACACCATGAGAAACTAAAATAAAATTATTATTATTAGATTCTAATTGGTCTATTAAATATTGTTTAGCAGCTAATCCTTTCTTTTTTTCTTCAAGATTTCTAGTACGAGACTCCCAAGCATCTAACCCATGAAGTCTAATACGAACTTTTTTCCAAGTATCAAATCCTAAATCTACTAGAGCATCAACAGTATCTCCGTCTACTACTCTATCTACTTTTGCGTTGTATGTATACATTATTTTAATGGTAATAAGCTAATAAATCAAGTTCCTTTTTTACTTTATTCCAATAGCATTTAGTTTTATGGTGACTACTGCCTGATGGTCCTCCATTCCAGCATCGTGCTATAGTCTCCCAATCTGAGTCAGAATGGTAGTACTCTCTCCAGATATGAAACATTTCAATTGATTTCGCTACACTAAGACGATCAGTATAAACATATCGGACATCATTTCCATTTTTTTCTTGGATGCGATTAACTTCTCTAACCATGATAGGCCATATCTGCAGTACTCCAACTGCCCAACCACGATCACCTTTAGCTGTAGAGTCACCTCTTGATTCAACTTGAATAATTGCTTCAACTAAGCAGTCAATAGGCATATCTTCATATTGTGCTTGAGACACACTTAGAGATAAAAATAGTGGGATGGTCAATAATAATTTTTTCATAACGTGATTTATTTAAATATACAAAACAATTCTAAAATAACCAAATTTATATTGGTTTTTCCCCTATAATGGGTTTAAGTATGTGTTCAAGGATTGTACTCCTGTAAAGCGTTTAACTTCTCTTCCGTCTTTAACTAATACAACTGTAGGAACACTTCTAACTCCATAGTCAGAAACTGTTTGAGCATCTGTATCAACATCAATTTTAGTTACAGGGATAGTTTTACTTACTTGTTCCATTACGGGTTTTAGTGTTTGACAAGGCCCACACCATGAGGCACTGAAATAAAGATATTTCATAGTTCTGTTTCTTTAATTAATTCATTTCCTTTTTCTCTCAATAAATAAGCTGTATGATCTATTCCTAGTGGTTTAGCTTCAGACCAATCACTTGAATATTGAAATTTTCCTCTTTTAATACCTGTAAATACTTCCCCGTCTTGATTTAATACTACATACATTTCAGGGGCAACATACTTACGATATTTTCTCCTTTTCATTATGTAAATATAATAAAAAAAATTTAGATAACCAAATAAATTAAATAGATATCTTTACATTTCCTGATCCGTCTCTATATAACCTACCTGCTATGCCAGGATCAGATGTGGGTAAATTTGTAAAGTTTATTTCATTACTAGTTACTAATAAGGCTCCAGATCCAGTAATATCCAGGTAGAACCTAGTAGAATTTGTGCCCTGACTAATGTTTATAATTGGGTTAGCACCATAACTTTGAAATTTTATGGTGTCAGCTTTTGCAACAAATGATTCTTCACCAGCTAAAGATCCTATTTCAAGTATAGAATTAGCAGTAGTTCCAAAACTATTTAATATTATCTTACTATCCTCAAATCTAATAAAGGTATCTGCATCTTTTCTAATTTCATCTATATTTGTTATATGACGAAGTGAACCTGTATTGGCAAAAATATCTCCACTGGCACTCATATTACCAGATGCTGTGATATGATTTGCTATAATATTACCACTTGCACTTATTATAGATGCTGTTATAGCTGTAGTAGTAGAGGCACCTGCGTTTGTTACTTGCTGAAGTGTAGGTGTACTTCCTCCTCCTCCTGTACCAGATAACCCACTACCATCTCCTACAAATGAACCAGAAAACGAACCCGATATGATTATAGTAGATGATAGTTGATTTCCTGTTATTTTTCCTACCATTATATATTTTTACTTTATATGGATATTTTTACATTTCCTGATCCGTCTCTATATAACCTACCTACTACACCAGGGTCGGAAGTAGGTAGATTTGTGAAATCAATACTAGCACCCACAATTTTTAAAGAACCAGCTGAACCCGTAGATGTGGCACTACCACTTATATTGGCAGATGCAGTAACATTAGTGGTATTAACATTGGTTATAGTAGTAACATCTAAAGTAGAAGATTGTATGTGATCAAATGAGCCTGTTATACCAAATACTGTATTACTAGCGCTTACTAGGGATGCTGTTACGTTAGTAGTATTAACATTAGCTATAGTAATGACATCCAGGGTGGAGGTTATTATATGATCAAATGAACCCGTTATACCAAACACAGTATTACTTGCGCTTACTAGGGATGCTGTTACGTTAGTAGTATTAACATTAGCTATAGTAATAACATCTAAAGTAGAGGTTGTTACATGATCAAAATAACCACTTATATATGATATATCACCACTTATACTTACATCAGCTGAAGCTGTTATAGGTTGTAAAGTTCCAGATCCTATGCGTATAGCTTTACCGAATATTTCTAATTTACTACCAGTTGATCCTAATTCTAAACTACCACTGATAAATCTAGCAAATTGTCGTCCGTTTGAAGTAAATCCATTAGCTTCAATAAAACTAGCTGATATATGTTTAAATGAACCCGTTATTCCAAACGTATCCCCACTAGCACTAATATTTCCTTCAGCCTTAATATTACCTGATGCTGTAACATGGGTAGTATCCACATTAGCTATTTTAGTAACGGATAAAGTATCTCCCGAAAATGTTATATCAGCATCATCTGATAAAAGACCATCCGCTCCTGCTAGAACTACACGCCCATTAGTTAAGGAGTCAGCAGTAAGTGTTTGTGCTCTAAAATCAAAACCTCCAATATCTAAATCATTAGCAGCAGTTAAACTAGAAATTTGATCAAATGTACCTCCTTCTATGTCGGCATGAGCAAAAACTCCCGATATAGCAGACATTACACCACTGGCACTAATATTACCTCCAATGCCTGTTGCTGAATCAACTGAAGCTGTTATATGACCTATAATATGTTGGGAAGCTACAAACACATTAGAAGCTGTAATAGCATAGGAACCTGTTTTTGCTGTAAGAGTATCAACTTTACTAGAAGTAAAATCATTAAATGAAGCAGTAGTAAGATACCTAGATCCTGAATCTTCAGGAAATATGGCACTATCCATAAGGTTGTTAAGTTCTGCCCTTAACTTGAATGGAGTGATTTGTCCCGTATTATTATTGGGTAAATTGTTTTGAAAACTTTGGGATAATGCTGTTCTACTTAGTGAGCTCATTTTTAGGTATAAATATAGTTATAAATATTAGTAAAATTATGTTCTTTTATTAAGTACTAAAGTAAGAAGACTAGATACCATACTATATACATGTCTAGAAAATCCATTACTAAATCCTGAACTAAAGGCATTAGGATCAAATCTACCTATTGCAGTTACAACGTCTGTACTTTGTATGGTGAACCCTACAGAATCTCTTATAAAAGCTACTTCTACCCGTGCATTACTAAGCTCTACTATTTCCCTTACAGTAGTATGAGGCATTAAAACCCCATTTACGTAATATTGAAAATCATGTTTTTCTAAAGGAGGAAAACCTTCAGGTTGAGGAGCAAAAAAAGCAGGTTGAAATCTAACTACGTCACATTGGGTAACAGTTCCATCTGCATCAACAAATTGAGCAGGGGTTACTGTATTAGATGAAAGTTCAACTCTAGTATCTAAATACTCTAGTATAGGAGTTAATTCAAAAGCAGGGTGAATACTACCTGTTATACCCCCAGATACATTTAATGATCCTGTTATAACAGCGGAACCAGTAATAGTAGTAGAACCTGTAATAATAGTAGAATCAGAAATTATAGTAGTTGTAGAACCAGATATAATAGTTGAACCCGTTATAAATGTAGGTCCACCTATAGAAGTACGACCTATCACATCCATAGAACCTGATACAATAGCTGAGCCTGTGAAGGGTACAGAAAGACCAGGTCCAGTATCTCCTTTTACTCCTTGGGGTCCTTGAGCTGTTACAGTTACTATTTGGGTGTTACCCTGTGTTACTGTAACCTGGTTAGTAGTAGTATTTACATTAACTTGGTTAGCCATTTTTTGGATTAATAAGAGTTACTTGGGAGGTATTTCTAACTTTACCTTCTACTAATCTAATTCTTTCCTGACCATTGGTAAGTTCTAAATCATAAAAGGCTTCATCAAAAGTAAATTCATTAGTTACTGCGTGTCCTATGTATACTCCTATAGAACCTGAAGATAGGGGATCAGTTAAACTACTGCCAGATAGGGATAAAAATGAACCACTTGCATTTTTAGCATAGGTATCACCTAATGAAGAGGTTAAAGTTGCATAAAGAATTGGGCCATTTTTTAGATTTCTAATCTGCATGGCAGCTTCTCTTCCGCGTAAATTTACAGGAACACCATCTGAGTCTTTAAATATTATTTCAAAATCAGTAGTAGCACCTTGTTCAATAGTAAAGGAGAATTTTCCCGCCGACATATCTATGTTTATTCATAAATATCAGGAGATATATTTTAATTCATTTCTACGGGAAGTAGTTTGTTGAGGGGAATTATCACCCCAATTAATACCTGGTTTTAATTGGGATTCAGATACTATTTCATTAGTATTATAATAATAAACAGGACCATTATATTCTATTTCTTGATGTTTACCATCAATAATTCCTGCTAATTTTCGTTTACCATTAAAAGACCTAAACATTCTTTCAGTGTTATGAACCCATTTATCCTTATTTAGGACATAACAAGCTAAATTAGTATTAAAGTCATAATGCAGCTTACCTATATTACCTTTTTTCTCAGACACTACCTACTTTTATTTTCAATATAACTGCGTTTTTAGGAACACCCGGCCATTTTTTCATTGATAGTACTTCATCAATGTTTTTATTTTTCCAGGTTTTAGTTTTTACTCTTGCATTTTTCCTAGTTGACGTTTTATAAGTCATTGTAATAGGAGCATTGCCATATGAAGCTTGTCTTGCCATAACCTTTTTATTGATACCTTAATGGTAAAGTTTGATCTTCAAATATATGGATTCTACTTAATTCCATTCTAGCTTGAATTTTATTATCCATAATATCGTACATGTACATTTCTATTTCAGTTGGGGTGATTCTGCTTACACTCATTTTTCTATCTAAAACATAACCACGTCCAACTGTATAACCTACTGATTTACCATCTATAAAATAACCTTCTAGTCTGAATGTTGCTTTATGGATTGGGTAAAGGCGTTCATATGATTCACGAACATATTCAAAATATAACGTTTCACCCGCTCCAACAGCAATTAATTGGTGGTAAACCTCCTTATTGAGTTCTTCTAATTTTTCGTATTTCATTTATGCTACAACTCCCTTAGTACGGTAAGCCTCATTATTGAAGGTATAGCCTAGTACCACAATCTTAGATAGATCAAACTGGTATGTAGTACGCTGACCCATCATATCAAAGGTATATACTTTCAGGATACCATCCTTAATATAATCTACATTCATCTCTTGACCTAGACGCTCTACTGTATAGAATGTTTCTCCATTAGCTTTAGCTCCATGACCTACTAAAGTAAACAAAGCTCTCTTATCCTCTAGTACTGGATGCTTGTATTCAAACTTAATAAACTCCCCCTCACTTATAGCTTGAAGGGCTTCCTGATTCATTTTACTGATGTTGATATTACTCATAAATTTCTCTTTCGAACCAATGCTTTACAGGATAGACTTCGTAAGATTTAACATTAGAACTCTCTTCAAGACGATCGATATATTTTTTATAATCTTCAAAAGTCTTAGAAGGAACGGAAATGATTGAACCATCCTTATAGGTGGTTTTTATTCTCACACAGTTAAAATCAAACTCATTAAACTTTACCATTTCCTGACAATATTCTCTGAATGTTTGAAATGTAAAATCTTTATTTGTAATTGTATTCATAACCTTTATTATTTAACCTTATTATACCTAAATATACGAACAGTATCTAACGTATCCAAGTTTTTATTAAAAAAGGTCTAAGAAGTCTTTATCAATGGGTTTATTCTTTAGCTTACCTGCTTTCTCATCATTTTTGAGCATTTTAGTTGCCAAACGCTCTAAATGTTTATGTTTGGCTGCTTTAAAATCCTTATTTATTTCTTTATGTTTTTTGCTTTTCATATTCTAGATATTAGATCATCTTCTGACTCCTCATCTCCTCCTAAACCTAATTCTTGTAACCTTTTTAAATGGTAAGGATCTAAATCTAATTCTACTTTTTTAGTAGTTTTAAATTTAGGAACATAATCTTCAAATTGTTCAAGATCTTTTTCATCAAACACCTCTCCATGATACAAAAAGTAACAATTGTAACAAAGCATTTCTATATTTTCAGAACGGTAGTGTTTTTTATTTCCGTCCTTAAAATTCATTATAAGTGGCATTTTGTAATCAATAACTCTTCTATCATCAAATCCACACTTATAACATTTTTCTTCTAGGTATCCCTCTGTAATTAATCTATCTTTAATTTTTTGGGGATCAAATGAGGATGGGTCTGTTCTACCCTCTATAATATCTAA